CAAGTAATGGATCAATGTACCGAAAATTATGAATGTCTTGTAGTATCAAATAATGCTAAATCTAATAAACTTGAAGACCAAATTTTCTGGTATAAGGCTACAGGTCATGGTGACTTTAGATTGGGTTCCAAGGAGTTTTGGGATATGAGCAAAGATATTGGTTCTGACGATGAAGAAGACAATCAATTCGACCCTAAAGCCGGAAGGAAAGGTCCTTCTATTAATGTTAAAAAATCTAAATGGTAATCTTTTTTTTTTTTGGTAGAAAGTTTGTTTTATTAAAATTTGGAGAGAAAAATATATAAAAATCATGAAAAAATTTTATATATTTTTTATTTTACTATTTAAAATACCAATGGACAACCATTTTCATCTAACACGCTACCAGGGGTAGCCATTTGAATTATACCTGATATATAAAATCCTAATAATACCATTAACCATACACAATATCCGCATCTACTCCAACACAATAATGCTGTCTCCTTTGTTTCACCATCCTTATCTTGAGGACAACAAAATAAACAACCACACAACGAACATAGTATAAATGTACAACCACCTAGACTAATACCCATATATAATCCAAATATATCCCATCTACCTATATTACCATATCCACTTCCAAATACTCCTGTGAAAGGAATTGCTTGTAAAATTACAGGGGTTAAATGATTAAACCCCTCTTCACTACATTCTCCCAAATTTTCATCGTATTTATAACAATTTTGTAATACACAATAATTTTCAGTTTTTTCAGGTATCATACAACTTTCAGGACATTTACAAATATTATCAACAAACGAACAGTTCCAAGATTTAATAGTAGATTGCGTCGAAACTACTTCGGTTCGACGTATTCCATAAACATTAGCGGTTGATACTATTAGTATAATAGATAAGATAGAGTTCTTCATAATCATTTAGATATATTACATTTTCTTATAATTATTTTTTTTTCAATTTTAGTATTTATAAACTAGTAATAACCTTAATCTCTTGACTTATATTTATTGTTATTTTCATATTAAATATATTATCTTCTTCTATTTGTTTTACGCTTTCTTTTTTTCATTGTTTTACGCTTTCCTTTGCCTCCTGTTAAATTTTTTTGTGAAAATTCAGCATTTGGAACAGGCTGTATCATTCTATTATAAAATTCTCTTTCTTTTTTTTCTACCTTTTTCTTTTCTCTTTTTATTTTTTTTGTTTTTTTACTCACGTGTTTCTTTTTTCCTCTACCTTTCCTTTCTCCGGGTTTGTGTTTTTGACCTGCTAAAACGTGATTTGTTTGTTCTAGAGAAACCAAATTTATTCCTTCTTTTAATTTGAATTTTCTTTCTTGTTCGTTCATTTCTCTTTTTTCTTCGGGTGAAAGGTTTAAATAAAATTTATCAGATTTCAAGGCATCATCCCTATTCATTTTCATATTTGTGTTTAATAATTTTTCCTCTGTCCTTGCTTGACAACCTTCGTTTGCAGATGCTTTCGGTTTAAAATAATCAAAATTACCAGGTTGTAAAGTATTATATATATTCTTTTGGTTTTTACACATTTTTTTAAGGAATTTTGAATGCTCAGGCTTTTTTTGAAACCATTCGGGTGGTCTCCAATGAGGAGGGGAAGAAGTGTGTTGAAACTTCTCAGAACATGCAATTCGGTCTACTATTGCTCCTATAGTACAAGGTGTTAATTTTTGTTTTGCGCTTTTTATTTTACTAACAACATTTCTTCCCTTACCAATTCCTACGTCTTTTAACGATTTCAAAGTATTTCTTGCTAATGAAACATTATTCTTAAAATCTGTAATTTTTCCTATTTTTTCTTTGAAAACGTCAATGTTATTGTTAATACTTCCTAATTCATTAAAAATATTTTCTCCTCCTTTTTTTTTTCGCGTTTTTTTTCGTATTTTTCTACGCGTGTTTCTTCGTGTTTTTCTTCGTGTTTTTCTTCTTTTTAAATTTTTACGCTTACGCATATATATATATATAAATATATTGTTATAAATCTCGCTAAAACAATATGTGATAATCAAGTATTCGATATAAATTTTTAATGTATTAATAAGTATTTAATAATATATTAAAATTTCTTGTTACAGACACACATTCTCGCTAAATCGTCTTTTTTCTCTTGTTCTGTATATTGGTTATTAAACTCGCGTGATTGGTCTACATTATTATATCTATTGTCTGCTTTTTGGTTATAAACAATTCCATTCATTTTATTAAAGGACATACCAAGCATTTTGGATGTTCCAGTCTTATTGGGTTGAACCTTGACCCTTTGTGATTCCATTAATCTTTTCATTCCAGGACGAACCATTTATAATATAAATAAATATTATTTTTCATTTCAATGAATTTATAACATTTTTCTCTCCAAATATTTTTTTGTCAAATTATTTCAAATAATTGATACAACTTTTTCGATAAATCTTTAGATGGTTTTATCGTTCCTTTTTCTAGACTTCTATATTCTTCTCTTGATATATTTAATTTAATTGATATTTCATCAACACTAAAATTATGTAAATTACGCAAATTTAATAATATAAATGAAATTTCTTTGGGATTATTTGAACAAAAGTTAGCATTTTTTTCAGGAGATAATATTTTCGGAGATATTTTATTAAATACGTTTTTAATTAGGATACTATCTGTGTTAATCGTTGGGCTAGACATATAGTATTATTTGTTATAATATTTTAAAATACTTTATATATGTCTTGTTTTGGAAAAACTAGAGTATATCCAATATTAGTTGAAAATAATGGAATGGACTATAATAACATAGAATGTATGATATGTTTAGAGAAAACCCAAAATAATAAGTTTTTATTACCTTGTGGACACTCATATCATTATAATTGTATATTAAATTGGTTTGAAAAAAAACAGTCATGTCCCACGTGCAATGAAAGATTTACTTGGAAAAAAAAAGTTTATTCCAAAAATATCAAATTATATATTAAATAGTTTCAATTTGTTTAAATGTTCCACCGCCTAATACTCTGTCTAGTACAATTTCTCTATTTTTTCTGGATATTATTTCTGTAATTTTACAATTATGTTTTTCAGGAACTCTATGTAATGGACAAAATGATTTTCCACATTTACAAACAATACAAAGGTCTACAAGTGTAAGTTTTTTTTTACATTTTTTACCATTTGATAATTTACATTTACATTTTGGAACTTTTTTCTTTTTTTTAGAATCATCTTGAGTTGTATTTTTACCTTCCATATTATAATAATTTGAATTTATTTAATACAAATTATTTTATTGAAAACTTAATTCAATTTTCATTAGTTGGACCATCAGGAGCTTTTTCATTGATAGAAATATTAACATTATTTAAGGAAGTTTCTGTAGCATCACTATTCAATAATCCTCTATTAATAGCATCTTGAACAGCACCACCACGTTCAATATTTCCACCTTCAAATAGTTCTTTGCGAATATCAGCAGAACTTACTTCTTTGTTATCTTCAAATGCGTTTTCAATAGTATTATTAACACCAATAAGATTACCATCTTTATCAACATTTTGCGTAAGTTTATTACCACTTTCTCGTGCTAGTTTCTTGTTTTCAGCAATAGCATTTCTCTTTGCTTCAACAACTCTTTTCTCAAACTGTTGTTTAGCATCTGCCTCATTTTTATTCTTTTCATTCATTAATTGATTAAGCTCTTCTTCTAAGTATTCAACCCGACCAGTTTTATATGCCTCTGGTTCCCAAGGCATCCACATGCCAACCGGACCAACATATACATTATGATTTGGGTCTACTTCACGTAACATTTTACATCTTAATTCTGCTTCTTCCTGAGTGCTATAAGTTCCACGAATTTTCAATCCTCTAACACTTGTTTGAAAATCATGAACTTTATTGAATTCATCTGATAATCTATCCTCATTCACATCTAAAAAATTTTTATATTCATCGGATACATGATTCTTTGCGAAATTATCTCCCTCACCTTTTACATAATCTTGAAAATCTTTCATTAAATCATCAAATTCCATATTATGTTTATACGCTATGAAATTTAAAAACTGAGTAAACTTCTCAGTGCTCTTTGAAAAATCATAATGTTTTAGGAATTCTTGAAACAAAAAATGATTTTTTTGTACTAATATATTTTCAGGACTAACAAAACTTACACAAACAAATTTTTGCCCAGAAACAGGTTTATCTTCCTCCAATAGATCCACGTATTTAGGATTTGATGATCCATCGTTATTTTTTTGATAAGTGACTCCACTTTTTCTTGTGCTCATTATAAATTCTTATATATTAACATTTTTAAGTATTAATTTTAATTATATATTTTTTTCTTATTATTATTTATAAATGCTTCAAAAATTAGCACAAATGTTAGATTTAGGAGAACTTGTTCGCAGAGCCGTTAAATATCTCGTCGAAGGTATTATGGTTGCTCTTGCCGCATACGCTATCCCAAAGAAATCACTTAATCTCGATGAAGTAGCACTTATTGCTTTAACCGCTGCTGCTACCTTTTCAATCCTTGATACATATGTCCCATCGATGGCTGTCTCAGCTCGATCTGGTGCTGGTTTTGGTATCGGCGCTAATCTTGTTGGCTTCCCACGTATGTAAGTAATTTTAAAAAAAAAATATTAATTAAATTATTAATATTTTTATACACTAGGATGAAATATATCATATGGAGTACATAAAGTATCTGATGGCCATTGACTTGTAGAATACATATATTTATCTATATTTACCCCCTTTATATTTTTTAAACATTTATCTTTTTTTTTACAAATTTCTCCATCATAACACATAGATATATATGAATGTCCATTGGGGTTATTATAATTTGAACAAGTTCCATTACCAACAACAGAAGCGGTTGGTATTCCCAAGGCACTTAAATCGCTAATACTATCACACTTGCTTTTATCCATATCTTTTCCTTCTATATCTAATAATAATCCACTAAATAAACCTTTACGGTCATCATTACATTTACCATCCAAACACATACAATTTACCGCATTTTTCCAATCAGGTAAATCATCACCTTTAGCACGATTTACTATTCCCCACACTTCCATGCCTGTTTTCTTTTTTTGTTCTTTCATTTTTGTCCAATAATCTGGATCTCCACCATTATCCCACGGACAAAACTTACTACCGACTTTAACAGATGTTATATATACGCCATTAGATTTTACTTGTGATAATTGATTAAAACATTTTTCCACATCAGCACTACCAGTTGGATAACACGTTCTAAACGTTTTTGTTTTTGGTCCAGCTTTCATTAACATTTTTTCCATAGATTGAAATGTTTTTTTCATATTTTTATGTAATTTATCTTTATCACCTTTAAAATATTCTACTACTTTAAAACTTTTTAATAAATATATTAATACTATCAATAATAATACGTATAATATCATTAATATAACATTATATTAAATATTGGTGGTCATGTCCAGGTAATAATTTACTAAATTTTTAATGATACTTTTGTCTGGAATTTCAGCAGCCATTCCATATATTGCTGTTATATCTTCGTCAATATTTTCTTCAATTGATTCTTTATTAAAATTCTTTAACGCAAGAAGTAACAAATCTATATATTTTATATTTTTAGGAGTTATACATATGTGAAGACACATCGGATTTTGTAATATATTAATATTCCAATTTTGTCTTTTTAAATATTTACTTAATTGTCCAATCGAGTATTTATTATTATAAAATGCAACAACATTAACATTTGGCCATCCAATTACATGAAAATTATCTATATCCCTCAACTGTTCCGCAAAATTAATTGTAGTATTTTTTATTTTGGAAGACATATCTTCATACTTAGAATTACCATTATATAGTAATGTTGCCCAGGTAGTAGCTATTTGAGACCCTACTCTACTTCCAGGTAACGAGACGCTAGCATATAATCCACCAGTCCAATCTTCTGTTATAAAATATTGATATTTTTTCATAGTTCTATTCTTCCATAATAATATTGAAGAGCCTTTAGGAGTTAATCCATATTTATGAGGGTCTACTGAAATAGATTGAATATTATCTTCAAATGATAATTTTAGATGTGCGTCATACTGTGTAATAAAACCTCCTAGACAAGCATCTACATGAAATGGTATTTTATAATGTTTTGCGATTTCACCTATTTCATGTATTGGATCCATTAAACCATATGAAAAACAAGGAGCAGAACCAATAATAACACAAGTTCTTTCACTTATTTTCCTATATAAATCATTTAAGTCCATTATATAATCTTCATCCAATTCTACATACACTATTTTTAAATCTAATAATTCACAAGCTTTATTTACTGCAGCATGAACGGTTCGTGTACATAAAACCTCTGGTTTAAATAAATTAAACCAACTTTTATTTTTATACATTTTCTTATATGCCTTTAGTGCTAATATTGTACTTTCCGTTCCCCCTGTCGTAATATTACCCCCACCTTCTTTTGGCATATAAAATAATTTTCCAACCATTTTTATTACTTCCGATTCCATTTTAATCAAATCCGGATAAATATCAGGATGAAGTGGATTAGAAAACAAATATTTATTATTTATTTTTTGTATTTTCTTTTCAAGATCTGTATCACAAATATATAAACATCCTGATATTCTACTATTTATATTGTTTTTTCTATCATCCAAAATCTCATTCATATATACTTCATCTATTCCTTCCCAAGGAATAGAATAAAAATTATGTATAAACGAAGTTCTGAATAATTCTTTTTCTATAATATTTTTGGCCTTCTCTTTTTTGTCTTCGATAATAGCATTACCGTTTTTAGTTTTAGAATATATATAAAATAAAATATACTTATAATGTTTTTTAAAATTAAAAAGTATCATTAGTAACAAAAACTTCCATTTGTGTTTATACAACCTATCTAACATATATTATAAAATTGAAACATTTTTTTATATAATTTTTAAATAATGTAATAACATGTTAGCTTCATCATTTCGAAAAGTTCTTAATGCTACATATGTAAATAATACAGGTGGTTCTCATGAATTATTTACAAAAAATATTTTACTTAGTGGGGGATTTACTGAAGTTTCAAATAAACAGATTCAATTTAATAGTGAAGAATTTTGGAAAAACCATTATTTAAAAAATTGGGACAAGGCAAGTAATATACCCAATAAAACTGTTATAATTCAACCATTTGGTAGTCAAAAAACACCAGATAAAATTATTAAATATAAAAATATACTAATTCCTTGGGAAGATAAATCATCAAAAGATATAAAACCTACGTATAATGGAGGATTACCGAAATTAGAATGTTTCTATATATTTACTAGTGAAAAACATGATAAAACAACTATATTTAGAGGAAAAGATATTATTTCAAAAGAAACACGCGACCGTTTAATAGCACATCATGAAGCACATAGAAAATTAGATGAAGAATTTAACAAAAATGAAAAAAAATACGAAGACGAATATAATAGAGGATTTATATTTTATACTAGAGCGATGTACGATCAAAGATCTTCTCATTTACCAAAAGGTATAAATAATGATTACTTTCTTCATCCCCAACGTGAAAATATAGAAAAAAATATTATTGATTGGGCACAAAAAGTAGATACTACAGATATATAGGAACTATTTCACATAGCTCTGTAGTATTTATAGCATTGTTACCAAAATATAAATTTATAAACTTTTTTGTTTTTTCACTTTTTAATGAATTAATAATAGTTTTATATTTTTCACGTAATTTTTGTTTTGTTATATCTCCCTTGTATTTTATACATATCAAATGATTTTCTATCAAATAAGGTTTATCTGTATCAATCAAACAATAACTAAACTTATAATCACCCTTTCCGTATCCTCTATTTACAACCAATAATAAATTAGTTTTTCCTGGTTTTGTTATATAATTTTTTTTCGCTTTATTATTATATTTTTTAATAGAAAGTTTATTATCTATAATATCACTGCTATAAATAAGACGGGTTTCATTTTCATCGTCGGTTAATTTATCTTTTACTTGGTTCCATACAACATTACCGACATTTACTTCAAAATTAATATTTTTCAATGTTGTAGTTTCATTATAACACTCTTTTATTTGCGAAATAATACTTGGTGTATTAAATATTGTATAATTATTAATATTGATTGTATATGATGGATTATTTAGTACACAATTTTGTTTCTGTATTATTAATCCAATAGTATCTTGCTGTGTTTCCAAATATTTATCTTTACAACAATCTATTATATCAATAATTTTATAATTTTTTGATATATACTTTCTTAAATTATCATAATATAAACAATTCATAAAATTTTTTGGTAATACAAAAGCTAAAATTCCACTTTCACTTAACAATTCTAATGATTTGGCGATAAATAATATAAATATATTTGGTCTTCCTGTATAATATTCATCGTATGGTTTAGTTTTTATTTCATTTTTTTTCATAACATAAAATGGAGGATTTCCAATAATAAGTTCATATTTTTTTGTTGAATTCCAGTCAAGAAAATCCATATTTAAAATGGTTGATTTAAATTTTGTTTTTATGGAATTGTAAATAGTCTCGTTAAATTCTATTCCGTCTATTTTAAATCTTGTAAAATGTTCAAATCTTTGTATAAATTCACCAGAACCACAAGATGGTTCAAGAATATTTGTAATATTTTTAAAATATGGAAATAATACCCTTATCATTTTTTCTATAATACTAGGGGGAGTAAAATATATTCCATTATTTTTCTTTTCTTCTTTAGATAATTGCTTTGTTAATTGTTTGGAATGTTCGGAAAAATCCATTATTAATATTATATATTATAAAACTAGTTATAAATCAATTTTATAATATTTAAATTGTGGGAACAAATTCCCAAATAAGTTCTGCGCAGATTTTTTTCCAAATAGTATCTTGTTCAATACGTTTAATAGGGTCTTTTAACATTGGAAAAAAAGGTAAAAAAGAGTTTTCATTTAATAATTCACATAATTTATACAAAACATAATAGTAATTTAAAAAGTTAACTCTATCATCAGGACAATGATTCGCGTATGGTTTTTGTATTTCCATAAACAAGTTACATAATTTTTCTTCCAATGCCGGACTCATAATTGGTGGTCTTATACCAAGTTTATCTTTGATGAATGGAATATGTTCATAATATTT